CAGCCATCCGCCCGCCCGTCCCGGTTGCCGCTGGACCAGTGATCACCCGTCCACGTGTCGACATCTTCACTTGGGTTGTCCGCAAGCAAGACGACGGCCGCTGCGCCGTCCTCCCCATGACGAAGAGCGGCATTCCGCTCTGGGACTACGCGCTCGCCACCGGCCTCCCGTGGGATGTCGCCTGGGATATGCGGAACCGCGAACAGAGAGCAATCGGCAAATGAAACGACCCCTGGATGACGTCATCCTGGCCTGCAAAATGGTCGGCTGCCCCTGGGATCCGTACCCGCCCATCTATGTCACCCAAGATCGGTACGGGCGAAGAGTCTGGGAAGGCAAGATCCGCTGCCAAAACTGCGGATCAGTCAAATACGAACGCTACACACCCGGCGACATCAGCCAGCGCGTCGGCTCGCCCCGCTACCACCGCCCCGACGGCTGGTACGACGTCGAACTAAGGGTCTATTGGGGGAAGGCGCGCGCCGAAAGGATCAAACGCGGCATGATCACGGTCGCCGACAAGCCGCCTACCCCATAGTGAACACCAGAAGATGGCTAGCTAAGCAGGGCGCACGCGAGGCGCACACCTTCACGGCTGCATCGTCGGGCAGGGTCACATCGCTATGTGGCCTCGCTACGGTCACCGTCCCAGAGGTTCCACTCTGGACAGAAGCTCGAGACCAGACGCCACGGTGCCGGGACTGCGAAACGCTAGCGGCCCTGACTACTTCAATGACAGGGTGAACGCGAGATGTTCCGGCGTCAACGGCGAATTGCTGATCTTCACATACCCCTCGAACGTCGCCGGAGCTGCAGTCGAGGCGCTCAGCGTGGGCCCGTTCACCAAATAGCCGGTGCTGGCCCCAACGGTGAACGACGACACAAAATTCGCCGAGGCTGGCCGGGTGCCGAACGGCACGACAGCGATCGTATAGTTCGTTGTCTCCACCCACGCAGCCGCCACGGTGTTGTAGTTCTGCACAACCAGTGGGATTAAGTCGATCGCTTCCCGCTCGAACTCCCAAAGGTCAGCCGGATCTGGCGTCTGAGGCATGGTTCACCCGTTTCCTGTATCAACTTGAGACAACTGACTGCCGGTCAAGACGTGAAACAACGCCGCCCCGGTATGCACCCTGCTTAGACGATCCGCGGTCAGCACGCGCATCCACGGCGTCATGCCCGCCTGCGGGCTCGAATCCAATGCCGTGAGCACCGCTGCGGCGCACGTCTGTCCAGCCTGAGTGATCTTCCTGCGCTCCGTGCCGTACAGACAGGCAGCGCCCGCGACGGCACCCGAGGACTTCCCGATCTTCTTGCACACCCCGGTCGCCGCCGCTGCAGCCGAGCTGTGCCCACTGCCGCTCGCGACCTTCTTCGACGTCGACCCGGCCGCAGCGCCCGCTGAACAGGACCCGCCCTGCACGGCGACCTTCTTCTCCGAAGCCGACACGGCAGCTCCAGCGGCCCCTGTGCCTTTCTCGATCGCCACCGCACCAGAGGTTTCGACCGACGCACCGGCGGCAGCTGCCGCCACCGTGCCACGCTGCGCCGTGGCCTTCTTCTCAGCCGACGTACCAGCCGGCGCCGCCGTGCAGGAGCCACCCTGAACTGCGACCTTTTTCTCAACAGCCGTCGCCCCAGCCGCAGCACCCGCTGTGCCTGTCTCGGCTGCTGTCGGGATGGTCGTCGGGTCCTGCCCGAACCACACCTGGCGGACAAACGCTGGCTGCCAATCCGTACCTGATTGAAGGAAGACGTCGTTGATGGGTGGGAACAACGCATAGAAGGCTTGCTGGGTCGGATCGTCAGCATTAGGCGGCGGGACGCCGACGGTATGCACAGATGTCCCGGCAGCTGCGGCGGTACATGAGCCGGCCTGCGGTGCGACCCTGACCTCTGTGGCCACCCCGGCCGCGGCACCCTGACTAGAGCCGGCCTGCGGTGCGACCTTCTTCTCGGCTGCGGACACGGAGCCAGCACCAGCTGCAACGCTGGCCGCGACGGCAACCTTCTTCTCGCTGGCGGATGCGGCCGCTCCGGCTGAACAGGAGCCACCTTGAACGGCGACCTTCTGCTCGACAGCTGTGACAGCCGCGGCGGCGGTCCCGGAGCCGAGCTCGGCCGCCACAGGCAAAGCCGTCGAAGGCTCACTCGTCCACACCGCCATCGGGATCGGGGGCTGTGTGGGCCGCAGATCCCACGGCGGTGTCAGCCCGTCGAACGGGTGCTCCGACATCGGCGAGAACCGCACTGCCGGATCGGTCGAATTGGTGGCCGACGCGTTCTTGAAAACTGCGATCATGCCGGAGGTGCACTGCGGCGTCCAGCCGCCCGAATACGACGCACCCGACGATGTGGAGCCACCGCCGTCGAACACCAGCGTGGCCACACCCAATTCGAGGCCGACCGTGGCTGCCGTCTGCTGATCTTGAAGCTCGGCGTAAGAGTTCAGCCACGTGTCGACACCGGTCGACACCGTTCCGCTGTTAGAGCCGCCAATGAAAGCGATACCGATCCGGCGACCAGCGGAGGTGCTGACCGACGGCGTCGTGTAGCTGTTGCTGGAGGAGTTGACCGACTGGCCGTTGGCGATGTCGAGCGGCGAAGCGTTATCGATGTTGGTGACGACGCCCAGCACGTAGACCGACTTCGACGCCGACCCGATCGTGTACTGGACCGACGTTTCCGACCCGTTGGCGATCTTGTACCACACGGCGTGGCCATGGAACTCCCCCGCGCCTGGAGAGCCGTAAGCCAGCGACCAGCCGGACGGGTTGCCGGTCTTGTAGTCGTCGCCCACATAGGCCAGATAGAGCAGCGAGCCAGCGGTTTGCGCCGAAAAGTTGACAGTCGTGGTGGCTGTTGCGGATTCACCCGAGACGAGAGCGGTGGCGACAGGATCGGCCATAACGCCCCCTATCCGGTGTAATCGCTAGCGTGGCCGCCCGTGGTGTCATCGTCACCGGGATGCCAAAACTGGCCATTCCAAGACGGGCTGCCCCAGTTCGCACCCGGATAGTTCCCCGTGTTCGCCGAGCCGGCCACCTTGTAGGTGTTGCGGCGCCACAGCGACCCGGACCCGGAGTCGGATACGGCCCAGGAGCGGAGCGGCCGGCCGGAGCCAACCGAGCGTCCAATGCGGGTGGAGAACACGTTGTCGGTGAACGTGATCCGCGCCGACGTGCCAGTCGCCGACAGGGCTACCGATTCCTGGTCGCCGGAGAACTGGTTGTTGGTGATTATCGAGTCGTTATAGGCCCCGGCGCCTTGCCAGGCGAGGAGGTTGGTGTTGCCCCAGATCTCCATGGTGGAGTTCAGGAGCTGCGCGCCGTGGTAGTTGCCGTCGTTGACCAGCCAGCAGTCGTTGTGGAACTGGTTGGGCGAGGTGTTCACGACGAACGGGTCGCCGCCATGGTGAAACCAGCAGGTGTCCACGACGTGCGGCTTCGCCACCGTGGAGCCGGCGAGCTGGAAGGCGTTGCCGAAGCCCCAGAGGTCGCAGTGGCTGACGGTGAGCTTCTGCACGCTGGTGCTGTACGCGCCGTCGCCGACCAGGGCGTATTGGTAGGACTTGCCGTACTCCACGTAGGAGGAGGTGTCGCCGCTGATCTCTTCGCCAGTGAGCTCGGTGGGGTAGTTCGAGACGAACGGCTGGAAGGTGCAGTAGTTGAACGTGATGTTGTCGCCGTACAGCAGGCAGTGGAAGCTGGTGGCGTCGCCTTGGTTGGAGACGTTCGCCGAGAACTGGAAGCGGCAACCGTTGAAGGTGACGTTGTTGGCTGGCGTGCCCGAGTTCCCAGCCTGCGCGCCATTGGTGAAGTCGACGAAGTTGATCGTCTGGCCGGTCGTGTAGGTCGGGCCAGAAGAGTTGGTGCCGCCAGTGAACGAACCGGGCCACGACGGATGCCGCAGATAGCCAGTGTTGGTCGAGTCGGCCCGGCTGCTGGCGCGGGCTTCCGTGGCCGTGGCCCAGATCGTTCGCCCCCGGCCCGACGACGCTCGGCCCGGTGGCATTACCGGGCCGGTACGCCTTGGTTCTTGATCGTCACATCAAAAACGTCGATCTGAATCTGGTTGGCCGCGTTGGAGGTGCCGAACTCAGCGAACACATGCCACGACTTCTTGGCGGTGGTGTCGATCGTCGCCGACCGGGCCGCCGCCGTGACCGGCATCGGCACGAGGCCAGGAGTTCCGAACGCGGTCAGCGAGCCGCCGACCATGATGTAGCCGGAGCCGTAGATGACACCCGATGAGCCTTCTGTGGTGACCTCACCCAGATACCAAAGAACCACCGGCCACGCTGCCGCACCCGTGGCAGTGGCGGTCAACGCGTTGCCGGCCAGCTCGACGCCGGTCGACAGGGCGGCGGTGGCGTTGGTCAGGCCATAGCCGAACCCGGCCCGGAACGTCGGTGTGCCTGTCGTCGACAAGGCGCCGACAGCCTTCAGCTCCACCATCGAGCCGCGTTTCAGCTCGTTGCCGTAGGTGAATTTCAGCGGGTCGTCGACCACCGACCGGGCCGTAGTGAACGTGTTGACGATGGTGTGCCGTGCGATCGGGAACCCGTCGAGGCTGTTCTGCCAAGTGTTGTTGCCCATACCGTTCCCCTTATGTTCCGGTGATGTCCATGACGAGCTGGTTAGCTGCGACGGTGATCTGGCCTTGCGCCGCGAAGGCTTCGACGATCACCCGCTGCCAATACACTTCCCCGCCGCCGAGGGCAGTGATGTCGACGGCGCCGCCACCTTGGGTGGTTGACAGCTTGAACGTGTTGGTCGCCGAGGACACCACGTAGTAGACGGCGCCGTCAGTCAGGCCGGTCGGGATCGTTTCGCCGAAGACGGGAGAGACGATCACCCGGTCGTTGTCGGACATGCCGTGCGCCACGCTGAGCAGCTGATCGTTGCCCAGGGATGTATCGGTGCTCGCGAAGCCCTTCAACGCCGAGGAGCCGCCGAACGGAATGTAGCCGCGGTAGTTGTTCGTGTTGCCCGTCGAGGCGTTGTAAAGGCCGAAGAACGCGTAGGTGCCGGCCGGCACATCAAAGGTCAGGGTGCCCGAGGATCCGGTCTTCTGGCCGGATGCCGCAGCGGCCCACACGACGGCCTGCCGGGCATAGGCGGGGGAGCCGCCGGTCGCCTCAGCAGAAGTGCCGGTTGCGGCGTTGGTGCCGATGCCGGGAGTGCCGTCGCCGGAGCCTGGTGCAACCGATAGCGAGTGGATTGCGATGTGGGTGACCTGGGTCGCCGACTCGTCGAGCGCATCCAGCATCGTGTTCAGCGCGGGTGTGTTGAATGGCATGAGTCTCCCAAGGAAATTCCACCTTGGGCCGGCGTCAAGCAAACACTAACCGGAATCCCCACCTCAGGCGTGTCGCACGGATAAAGTGTCGCCGACAAGGCCTAAGAAGAGGAGCCCATGAGCGAGCAAGCCGTTGAGGATCAGGATGTCGAGCCGGAAGACGAAGCCGACGAGGAGCCTGATGACGAACAAGAACCAGAGCAGCCTGTCGGCGACGAGCTGGCAAGGACCCTCAAGCAGCTCGAACGGGCCAAAAAGGAAGCCATTCGCAACAGGCTGGCGCTGAAGAAGCTGAAAGCGGAAGCTCAGCAGGGCGACCCCAACAAAGGCGAGATGGAGAAGCTCGCCGATCAGGTCAAGCAGCTCGACGCCAGACTCCAATCCACCTCCGCCGTCGCCGCTCTTCTCGAGGCCGGTTTCAACGGGACAAGGCAGCAGGCCGAGAAGATGATCCGACTCGTCGACGACTTCTCTGACGAGGAGTGGATCGAGGAGTTGAAGGTCGATTTCTCGGAGCGGTTCGGCCGCCGCCGTACCCCGGAAGGGCAGCGGGTGCACACCGGGTCAGGCCGGGACGACACGCGGGGTGCGTCGAAGGATCCTGATAAGGCGTTCGCCGACAAACTGATGGGCGCAGCAAACAGGCGTCGCTGACACCTAAACCTCACCTTTAGATATACGCTTTGCGCAGAAACCCCTAGCCGTCAGGCGTGACGCCGGGCCAGGGCACCGAGCCGGCGGTCGTGACGACGGGCAACGGAATCCATATTCCAGGCCCAACATGACCGCTTAGGCAGGTGAACATCCCGTGTCCCGGGAAACCTTTGAAGACTGGATCCCGATTGAAAACGCCGATTCGGCGATCCAAGCACTGAACAAGGGCTCCGTCTCAGAGCGCATTCTGCGCGGCGAGCCCATGGCCACCGACACCAAATGGGTACCGCGATCCGGCATCTTCGCCGTGTCCTCGGTAGCTAAGGGTGCGGCTTACACCGAAACCTCCGGCACCAACGACTACGTGGAGCTTCTGGCCCGCAAGGTCGGCGGCATCATCCGCATCGCCGAAGAGGACCTGATCGAATCCTCCGTGGATGTGATCACCACCAAGAAGGTTGACGCGGCCCGGCAGATGGGCTACTTCTTCGACAACGCCACCCTCGCCGTCTCTGCGGCTGCGAACGGCACCACCATCCCGTACACCTCACTGTTGAAGTCGTTGCGGACCACCGACTCGAACGTGTCCTACACCGCCGACGCCAACTACGTGAGTGGTAGCGCGACGTATGCGAACCTGTCGAGCACCCTCAGCAAGGTTGAGGACTCCATCTGGTTCGACGAAGGCTCGATTCAGGTTGTCGCCTCGCCGGTGTTCAAGGCGCGGTTCCGCGACATCGTCGACTCCAACCAGCGGCCGATCTTCATCTCCGGCACCGACGGAACACCCGACACCCTGTTCGGTTACAACGTCAACTGGACCGTCGCCTCCCGCGTCTCCGCGACCGCTACCGCGGCGCCGACCGGGAACCCGCTGCTGTTCTTCGTGAACACGCAGCTGGCGATCAAGGGCAACGCCCGACTCTCCCCGCAGATCGCCACCCCCAACCCCGGGTTTGCGATTCAGCGGGCGCGGGACGGCTCCGGGTTCTCCACCGATGAAGCACTGATGAAGGCCGCTATGCGGCGCGCCTTCGTAGTGGGCGCCGCAAACGCCCACTCGGTGTTCGAGAAGACCAGCTAGCAGGTCGGGGAACCTAGCTGGCATTGCGGGAGGGGCTCGGGGAAGTCGCGTGCAACCGCAGCTGACAGCCCCTCCCGCCTTCTCTTGAAAGGGGAACACGCGTGGCAAAGGCAAAGCAGAAGTCGGCCGACGAAATCTTGGCCGAGAAGAGCGACGTGAAGGACATCGAGGACGGCAAGTTCCGCAAGCAGTTCGTCTTCCAGGTCCTCGGCTCCGACGAAAAGACCGTTCTCGAGGATGAGCGGATGAACCTCGGCAACGGCCAGTCGACGGTGCAGAACGCCCTGATCCGTGGTGTGCATCCGAAAGATCAGCCGTACGTCGAGTCCGTCGAGAAGGTCCATGAGGGTTTGAACTCGGCGTCGTACAAGGTGACGTGGGCGGTGAAGGCGATCCCGTCCGTGCTCGATTTGGACCCGGAGACGACCATCACGCCGCGCGACGTCCGCACCGAGGATGACCGGCGCGCCGACATAAAGGCTGCGCGTGAGCGCGCGGCCGCGACTGGCGGATTCGCTGAATAAGGCTCCTGGGAGGGCTGCCAACTTGGGCCGGTTAGTCCTCCCAGGCCAGCGTAAAGGAGCGCCATGAGCTGGGCTACAGAGGCCGACCTGCTCGCCTATCTGGGCGTCACGCTGCAGGACAGCCGGTACCTCACCCAAGCGAATACGGCAATCAGCGTGTATGCGAACCGGTCACAAGCCGCGAGCGCAAGCATTTCGAACCGTGATTTGCTGGCTTTGAAGCTCGCCACCTGCTATCAGGCGGCATGGCTGCCATCACAGCCGGACGCGCTGACGCGGGTGAACGTAGAGTCTTCGACTGTTGACGGCGAGTCCGTGCGGTTCGCAAACGAGGCGCAGCAGAATCTGGCGCCTAATGCGATCCGGGCGTTGAAGAACCTGTCATGGAAGGGCTCACGCACACTCGTGATTCCGAGCGCGGATGTGCCGCTCGGATCCTCCTCCACTATCAACTTCACCAGCGAGTCGTCCGACGAGTCGTCGGATTGGGCGACATTATGAGTACACCTTCTGGCCCAAGGAGCACTCATGATCAACCCAGACCTCATCAAAGCAGGCGACCAGGTGACCCTGGCGTCAGCTAACGGCATCCAATCGGTGTGGCAGGTTGCTGCCCGTCAAGGCGCCCGGCTGCTTGTCGATAACGGCGCCGACGTGAAAGCTGTGCCGTTGAACGGCCGACGCAGCCACTTCGTCATCGTCGCCCACCAACCCCAGGCTAGTGTAGAGTCATCACATGCCCCGTCTTCTTGATCTCTTCTGCGGCGCCGGCGGAGCCGCCATGGGCTACCACCGGGCAGGCTTCGAAGTAGTCGGCGTCGACAACAGGCCAATGCCCCACTTCCCGTTCGAGTTCCACCAAGCCGACGCCACGAACTACCCGCTCGAAGGCTTCGACGTCATCCACGCATCACCTCCATGCCAGCTCTACAGCCAGTCGACAAACTCCCAGAAGAACGCCGGAAAGGAATACCCCGACCTGCTACCGCCGACCCGGTTGCGTCTGCAGATGTCCGGGTTGCCGTGGGTGATCGAGAACGTCCCCGGCGCTCCGATGCGCCCCGACTACAAACTCTGCGGCTGCCATTTCGGGCTGAAGCTGCGGCGCCAGCGCTGGTTCGAGACGTCATGGCAGGGCTTCGACATGCAACCGCCGTGCAATCATCCCGAGCCCGTCGTCTCGGTTGTTGGCCACGGCACGCCGTCATGGGTGAAAGAGAAGCTCGGCTTCAATCCCTCGATCGCGCACTACCGGGCAGCCATGGACATCGACTGGATGAACCGCAGCGAACTCTCCCAAGCCATCCCACCCGCCTATACCGAATACATCGGCGCCCAGCTGCTAGAGGCTCTGGCGGTGGCTGCCTGATGCTTGCTCGAGCGACCGGCCTGTTCAGTGTGTACCGCGACTACATCACTAATGCTTCGGGTGACGAGATCGCCGACCTCACCAACCCGCTGTACGTTGACGTGCCGCTTGCGCTGCACAACTTCAGTGTCGTCGAAGACCCGCCCACCACGGCCCGGCCGCGCACCATCCGCGCCGTCCGAGGCCGGGCCAGCATCGGCACCGACCTGCAAGCAGAAGACCGGATCCTCAATCAGGCCACCGGCGAGTGGTTCGTGGTGGACACGGTCGTGCCGCCTCTCAGCAGCACACGCAATTCCGATGTAGCGTTCTCAGTGCATCGAGTGAACTGACGGCCCAAGACCCCGGAGAACGGGGAGTCTGAACACTCCGTTCCTTTCCGAGAAGGTCGGGGCTGTGGCTGTCGTCATCATGGATCCAAGCGCATACGCGCACATGGATCGCATCTGCGACAAGCTCGCCGACCACGTCACCGACGAAGTCTTCAACGACGCCGTCCAAGGCGCGCCCGTCCTCACCGGCGCGATGCGGGCCTCGATCCACAAGATCGGCCATCAGGTGCACGTCGGCACCGACCATTGGCATTTCGTCGAATACGGCACCGCGCCGCACATCATCACCCCACACGGCAACTATCCGTTGCGCGACCGTTCCCGCGGCAAGTGGTTCGGCTTCATCGTGCACCACCCCGGGGCGACTGAGAATCCGTTCATGCGCCGCGCCATCCACCAGAAACGCCGCCTGCCCTACGTCGGTGGTGTGTGATGACGGGCCAGGCGGATTCCTACCGCATCTTCCGTTTATCAGGCGGACGCTCTGTGCCGCTCATATGGATCTGCCGACGCGTCGTGAGCTGCAGGCTCAGACAGTATGAGCAGCCGCAGCGATTGAGCTACTGGCCCAACCCGAGCTTAGCGGTAGCCCCATGACCGTCCCGCCGAGCAATGAGCAGGTCGCCGTCAAATGGCTCAACACCATCCCGGCCCTGACCGGCCTCGTCGCCACCGTTCTACCGTCCGCGCTGGAGGATTGGGCCGACACCGGATTCGTCACCGTCGGCAACGCAGGCGGCTCGCCGCACATGTACCTGCCGATCGCCGGCCCCGTCATTTCGGTGCACTATTGGGCGGTCGCTGTCGGCTCCGCGAGGCCGCCGTGGGGCCTCGCCGCTGACCTGTACGCGGCAGCCCGGTACAGCTCCTACGGCGCCCTGGATTATGCGCACGCGAACCGGCGACTGACCGGGTTCCCGGCGAAGTATTGCGACGTCAAAGTGCAGAACGTGAACTTCCTGTCTGAGCCCGAGCGCCGCCCTGGCGACCCGGGCGATTTCGCGGAGTACATCGACAACCTGCAAATCGACTGGGCGCCGCTCCTATGAACGCCCCGCTAGCTCCGTCGGGATGGGCAACACCCCTGTGGTATTCGCGACCATGAGGACCCATGAAAACGGAGCACACCAAATTCCGGCCCAAGACCTCCTCCACACGAAAGGACTGACCAGTGGCAGTCACATCCGCTAACTTGGTCGCCGGGCCGGCCACCGTCTACACCGGAGCCTTCGGCGCCTCCGAACCCGCCGCATCCGCGGTCAACACCGTTCCATCGTCGGCGGCATGGACCGACATCGGTGGTACTGACGGCGGCGTCAAGCTCAACATCGACCTCGACTACTTCGACCTGTCCGTTGATCAGATCACTGATCGGGTCGGCTCCCGGCTGTCGAAGCGGGAGATCACCGTCGAAACGAACCTGGCCGAGAACACTTTGGCGAACCTGAAGATGGCGATCAACGGCGGCACCATCACCGCCTCCGCGGCCTACCAGACGTTCGACCCGCTGAACGACAGCTCAGCGACCCAGCCGAACTACACCGCCGTGATCATCGACGGTTGGGCGCCGCTCGGCACCGGTGCTGCGTCGGCGTCGGCGCGTCGCCGGTTCATCGTCCGCAAGGTGCTGAACACCGACGCTGTCGGCGTTTCGTATGAGAAGGACAAGCAGACGTTCATCCCGGTCAAGCTCACCGCACATTACGTCTCCGGCACCGTGGCGCCGTTTGCGGTGCATGACCAGCTGACCTAAGAAAGGCTAGGCCCAATACATGATCACGATCGACACGAAGACGCCGGTCAACGACAAGCGCATCCCCGTGTTCTCTATCGACGGCGAAGAGTATTCGATGCCGGCGGAGATCAACGGACACTTCGCCCTGGAGGTGCTCGAGCAGATCCGGGCGCAGGGTGCCGAGTCGGTGATTTCGTGGATGCTCGAGGAAGCGATCGGCTCCAAGGGCTATCGGGCTTTGCGTGGCTGCGAAACCTTGAAGACCGCGGATCTGAAGGCGGTCATCAAGGTTGTTCAAGATCATGTGTTGGGGGCGGTGGAGGAGGTAGCGGGGAAATAGCGAGCCGGTACCGGCAGATCGGCTGGGTCCTTGATCACCGTAGGGATCTCGAGGCGGACTTCCGGGTGTTCTACCGGCTCACTCCCGCGGAGGCGCTTGCTTTGCCGGGCCCGGAGTATCTCGGGTTGGCATGGCGGGCGTCGGCGTACGACGGTGTGCTGCGGATGCTGATCCGCGCAGAGCAAGAGGAAAAGGCCCAAGACGAAGGCACGGTCGCCCCAACCAGGGAGGCCTTGCAGGCGAACCCCGCGTTTGCGGGCGTAATCGATTGGGGCTGACATGGCGTTAGGTTTCAAGATCGCCGACGGCTATGTCGAAGTCCACGCCCACTACGACAAAGGTGAGTTGCAGAAGGCGGCGCAGGCCGCAGCGGACGACACCGACAGGGCCTACAACAAGGAGCGGGCCGCCAACTCCAAGTCGGGGGACACCCGGAACACGAACCGGCAGATCGGCCGGCAAGCCAACGCAGATTTCGTGCAGGGTGTCCGTGAGCAGGTCAACCGGCAGAAGGAAAACCCGTTCATCAAGGTCGAGGACGTCAAGAAGGACATGTCCCGGCTGGGCCGGGTTTCGGTCGCCGAATTCCATCGCGGCGCCGATGAGGATGTGAAACGTTCCGGCCGGTGGCGCGCGCTCGGCAGCCGGATCGGCATGCATTTGAAGCAGGGGATCCTCGGCAAGGACAACGCCGGGGTTGCCGGGGTTGCGTTCTTCAAACGGTTCGTGGAGGCTGCAACGTTCGGGCAGGCCGACTTCTCCTCGCCGAAGATCACCGGCAAGCTCAGCAGAACCTTCGCCGCCTTAGGCACAGCGGCAGGTGTAACGTTCGCCGGCTTCCTGATTGCCGAGATCGGGAACCTGATCACTGCCGGTCTGCCAGTCCTGCTGGGAGGTGCGCTGGCGGCGTTGCCGATCATCGGCCTGATCCGCACAGGCATGACCAAAGAGCACGGCCATTGGAAGACCGAAACAAACGAAATGGGTCGGGCGCTTCACAAGCTGGTCGTGGAGTTCAAGTCGTTCATGAAGATCATCGAGGCACCGATGAAGGCGCCCCTGTTCGACATTCTGAAGGCGGCAGGCGGCTCGTTGGAGTACATCGCGAAACCGATGCGGGACATCATCGCCGCCATCAGCCCCGGCGTCGCGAAACTGTTCTACGGATTCTTCGGCTTCATCCGTGAGTTCGTTGACGGGTTGAAGCCGGCGCTGCCGGGCATCAATGCCGGGCTGACGGAGTTCGGACGGCAACTGCCGGGGCTCGCCAGGGCGCTCACCGCCATGATCACCACGATCCTGAAGGACCCCGACAAGGTTGTGCAGGCAGTCAAAGACTTGTTCAGCACGCTGCGAGCTCTCGCCGTCACAATCGGCGTGGTCGTGACGGCCGCAACGGCTTTGGCGCGGTGGATGCACGCGATCGGCGGCGTCATCATTTCGGTGGCGCGGGTGGTGATGCAGGCAGGTGCGGCATGGCGGGCGTTCAAAACTGTTTTGGCTGGGGTGTGGAACTCGATCAAGACCACGGCACTGTCGGTGTGGAACAGCATTAAAGCAGTCACGATCTCCACCTGGAACACGATCAAGAACGCCGTGAAGACCGCGATCGCCACCGTGAAAGGCGTGATCGTGTCCGGGGTGAACGCGATCAAGCGTGTGTGGAATGCCTTCTGGGGCAGCAGTTTCGGCAAGCTAGTGAAGAACGCCTGGGGCTTGGTCAAGGACATCGTGAAGCTGTCCATGGCGGTGATCGGTGCCTTGATCAAAACCGGTCTGGCTGTGATGAAGGCGGTGTGGACGAAGACTTGGAACGCGGTGAAGACCGTCGCCTCCGCTGTCTGGAACAACATCAAATCGGTGATCACGAAGGCGCTAAGCGCTATCTTCTCGACCGTCTCCTCGCGCACCGCCGGCATCCGCTCCAAGATCGTTTCGGCGTGGAATGCGGTCAAGTCGGCCACAAGCTCGGCGTGGAATGCGGTCAAGTCGGTGGTCGCGGCCGCGTGGAGGGCCATCGCGAGCGCTGTGACTGCTGGGGTGAACAAGGTTGCGTCGCTGGCCCGCAGCATCAAAGGCAAGGTGCTGGGCGCCCTGGCTGGTGCTGGGTCGTGGCTGTACAACGCTGGCCGGCAGATCATCCAGGGCCTCCTCAACGGCATCAACAGCCTGATCTCCTCGGTGCGGTCGAAGCTGCAGTCGCTGACTGCGCTGATCAAAGCCAGCAAGGGTCCGCCGGAGAGAGACAAGGTGCTGCTGTATGACGCTGGCCGGCTGATCATGCAAGGCCTGATGCGGGGCATCGACTCGAAGACTGGTGCGTTGCAGTCGCAGCTGGGCGGGCTGACGAACAGCATTCCCGGCATGGCCGGCGCGGGCGGCGGTGCCACCTACAACCAGCAGTCGTCCTGGTCTCCGACGATCGTCCTGAACGTGGCCGCTGGCTTGGATCCGGTGAACGCTGCGGCCCGACGCGCGCTGACGAAGGATCTGTTTTTGGCGCTTGAGCAGTACCGGAAGGACTACGTGGACCGATGACCTACACGACCGTCACCATCGGCCGGCTCACCCTGCAGGAGTCGTTCACGATCGCCGCCAACATTTCCGCCGGCACTGACCGGCGCACCCTCACGTTGACGGGCGAAGAGTCATACCCTCCGCTCACAACGATCGCGGAGGTGCAGCGCCGCAACGAAGACATCCTCGGTTTGAACAATCGCCTGGTGCCGATCCGGTTTGGCACGAAGTCAGATCACGACGGATGGTATGAAATCTCTGACGTCAACACCGCACCCCGGAATTATCAGGGCAGCGAGTTGGTGGCGTTCACGTGGAGCATCCAAGCAGAAAGGATCGGGCCGGAGAATGCAGTCGACCTCGAGTCCCGAATCACCGGCATCGCGAGGATCAACGACCACGGGCTCACCGGCGAGCGGTGGCATGCCCCGGCCGGAGGTGCGTACGCCTACTACACCGGCACGTCCCAGCCCTCGGGAGCGGTATCACGTTCGACGAGTGATGGAGTCGCTGTCAATGCTTGGCGTTCGGTGCCTGCGTCGACTAACCCGAGGTGGGCAGTCTCGTTAGCGAACTCCGGGAACGGCCGGGCTCGAGTGAAGGTCGCCGGGACGGAGAGGGTGGCGACGAACATCTCTGTCGGTGCCAGTGCTTGGGTGTTAGAGAACGGCCTCGTGTCTGCTTCGATGGCGGGCCCAGCAGCGTCTGCGACGCTCAACGTCGCGAACTACGACGGCGCGTCCTGGGATAGCACCGCATGGAACATCACCTTGGGGGCGTCCTCCGGGGTTGGTGTTACGAGTTTCGACGCTGCGACGGTGCTTCGGAATGACTACGAGGTTTGCACCGTGCGCTTGGTCAAGGACCGCAACCCCGGCCGGACGCTGTTGGATTTGACGTTACGCCGCGGCTCACGGTTCGTCGAGGGCTACCTGCAAACGGATTCGTCCACCCTCCTCAGCGTCTATCTCAAAACGGCCCAAACGTCCACAGCCACTGCATCGACCGGCTACGTGGTAGCGACCTCCAATGACGCCCAAGGGAACAAAGTCATAGTGGGCTCGGCGCGCAGCTTCACGGGGATGACCACGCAGGGCGGCCTGAATAAGGCAGCCGCAGTCAAGCTCGACTTCTACATCGGCGCCGTCGTTGGAGGGAGCGCCGCCGCTGCCGGTGACGCGGCGTCTGTGCTTAATTCGCATTACCTCACCTCCATGAGCGAAGTGACTCTCGGGTCGGTGCGATGAGGAAATGTAGATGTCAGGGGAAACCACTCACCCTGACCGTTTTCGGGGACCTTCTCGCGAGCACGGCCCCTGGACGTCCAAGGCTAGCAGGTGAGCATTTATGAGTTCCGTCACCGAAGTCAAGCAGTCCCCCGGCCGGTGGGAATTGCAACTGAAGTCCGGCACCCCGCAAGAAATCATTGACGCTTTGACCCCCTTCGGTCACATAGCTATCGCCCCTGGCCGTATCGACGTCGCACAAGTTGGCGATAACCTGTTGACTCAGGCCCGCTACGTTGGGGTCTTTCGG